AATTCGAGATCCGAGGATGGAATGTGGTGGACGTGTATCTCGGCAACCCAATGAAGCATGATGAGAAATACCTGCTCATCAACCAGGGATTTGCCGGAAAACAAAGGCTTATGCCATTTTTCAACCGCCAGAACAACGATGACCTCATACTCGCCATTCAAGCAGCTGGGGTGACTCGTGGACGCAACGGATTTCGCAAGGACAAAGGAGGCGAGAAACTTGCCGAGACGGAGGAAGATCTGCTGGAGCACCGCACAGACGGAACAGATGCCTTCGATACGGTATATATCGGCTGCGAGAAGTTCCCACAGGAATTCGCTTCCTTGCCGGTGTCGGCTAACGGTGTCTGCTGATTTTTTTTAAACTCATAAAGAGCACGAACTATGATAAACATCAATCTAGATCTAGAAACCTACAACCTGCTTCCACAGCTGCCAGACATCTTCAGTGTCGATGGGCTTGCGGAAAATGCCAATGTGTCTATTCTCCTCGACGATATGGATGCATACCAGACAAGCCTCGTGGAATATGATGGACAAGCGAAATTCTACGGGCTTAGAGATGTCGTGAAAATGCACATGGAAAATCTCACACTGCCCTCACCGGCTTGCAGGTTGAGAATCATGGTCGTCTCCGGTTCCGAGACCACGCAGACCAGTGAGGTGTATGTCATCTATGCTGCATACACACCTGGAGATACCACGGCGGAGAATTACATTAAAAAACATTTCTTATCGTCAAGGTCGTACTTCGAGGTGCCAGAAGGAGCGGAATGCAAGGTGACAATGATGGTCACTGAGTCTGGTCTCACTCCTTACGTCTTTGCTGTCTGCCAGAAGGACGGCGAGACAACTGCGAGGAAAATCAGCCTGGAGACAATCACGGCGCAGACTCCATGTGTGGTGTCGCTGGACATGGCACCAGCGACGGTCAAGGCATTGGTCGAGCAGCAGTATGGTACTGACATTGGGACAATTTTGGCATACAGCGTCTATGCTGGAGAGAGGTATATGTCTATGTTCGTGCGCCGCGATGAGCCGGAAGTCGTCTTCAAATTCAGAAACGCATTCAACGTGACAGAGATGGCGTATATCTATGGCTCCACGAAGATCATCACCGACGTCAGCAGGAAAGAGGCAATCTGTATGCATCGGAAATCCTATTACGACGAGGAGGTGACGCGGAAGAACGAAGTGACTACGGAAGCTTTGTCTGATGAAAAGGCCATCTGGTTCAATGAGCTCTTCACTTCGAAGCGAGTTACGAAAGATGTGGGTGAAGGATTGGAGGCGGTGGTTCTCCTGTCGGATATCACGTCGGAAATCTCTGACAGCCAGGATGCTGTCAACAGACATAAGTTCTCATGGGAGTATGAAGACAAACAGATGTGGGTCAAAGCTGACGATCATGAGAGAATTTTTACTGAACAATATACACCGGTATTCGAATGAATTCAATACACATTTCCACGGCGAGGCAAATGCTCAAAGCGCCGGAGCCTGTCAACATCAAATGTTGGACGAAAGAGGGGGCTGTCATGGAGCTGCGCAATGCGGTGCCGCTCAGGTATAATTTTTACGAAGGGACTCAGCAATTCAAGATCCTGCAGTCGAGGCAAATTCGAACCATCAGGATTTGCCTGATTTTCGAGATCAACGGAATGGAGGTCTTCTTATGAAGCGGTCTGCAAACATCGATGATATTTTTCATCCACTTTCATCCACAATCACGCAGTCTGCATTGACGAACACAATACAGATTGCGGACATCCTGGAATGGGTGCTGAAACAAGTGGGGCGCTCGGAAGTCTGGCAGACTTCCTTCTCCATATCGGAGGAGTTTCTGCGACGTCTCTATTTCATCACCCGGGACGGCAGCGCATCTGCCATCCATCTTGTCCTCGACTTCAAGGCGACAAACAAGACGCTCTCGCTATGGACGTTCATCGAGCAGGTGATCAGCACGACACACCTTGCTGACAACCACTCGAAGGTACTGCTCATCCGGTCGGAGAAAGGGGATAAAATCACCATCCTCACCTCGCAGAACCTGACTCGAGGCAACCGCAACGAGGCATATATCATCTCCACTGAGCACACAATCTTTGACAAGTTCCTCGATGAAATCAATGACCTTATCAAAAACCATTCGGTGCCTCTCTCGGACATCCTTCAGCAAAAGCTGCAGATGTGATTGTGAATTGTCTTTTTCGGCAAGATGCCTATTATATATATTTGTATTATAAATAACGTCCCATGGCAATAATCAAGGATCCAACAACTTTTACTCCTGAACAAATCGATCAAGTATGCAAATACGCGTCGATATTCCTGCCAATCTCTGACATGGCGATGATGCTGAATATTCCGGCTGAGATCCTGCGTGAAGAAATCAGGAACCGGGGCTCGGAGGTGTCAAAGGCATACTACAGAGGCAAGGCGGCTTCGAAAGTCAAGCTGCACCACCAGGAGATGATGCTGGCACAGGTCGGCTCTCCTCTCGCCATCGAGAACGCACACCGCAACCTGCTCGACATGGAAGACGATGAATAAGAAAAAAAATGCCATACCCAAAAATCACTGACATAGTTCTCACCGACCTCTTCACGGAGGAGAAGGCCCTCAGGGAAAAATTCCCGCAGGTGGCGGTCGACCGGCTGCTGAGAATCCGGTCCATGTACAATTGGGTGATGTCGAATCCGGAGGCTAAGGACAAGGAATTTATAGACATGGCGACCAGCCGACACGGAATTGCCAAAACCATAGCCTATGACGACCTCAGGATCATCAAGTCCATCATACCGAATCTCACTCAGAACACCAGGCAATATCACCTGTGGAAGTACAATGAGATGATACTGGAGACTTACCAGATGGCGAAAAAGCGGAAAGACACGAAGACCATGGAGAGGGCCGCTACATCTTACGCGAAGTTCAACAACGTGAATGTGGAGGATGAGCAGTCGGTACCTTACGACATGATTGTGGTCCAGCCGTTCACGGCCACGCAGGATCCGTCGGTGCTCGGCATCAAGCCGATACCGAACATCGATGAGAAAATCAAGCAACTCATCGATAAGTACAGGGCGGAGTCTATCGACATCGACGACATCGAATTCGAGGAAGCGGACATCATTCCGGAGGATTTTGACGTAGATGGAGATGCCGAAGATGAGCGTATAATTTAACTTCATGAAAAAATGAACTGGAACGCGACGCAATTTTTTGAAAAACTCACAGAACTCAATCTGCTGGCGCAGGAACATAAATTCAGGTTTCACCGTGTGTCAGGGCTGGATGGATTCGAGGAATGTCTGCAGACAATGCAGACATGCAAGGCTTTTGTCGCAGTCAGCGACATTGCTCAGGGGTACATGGAGCTGAACAATACGCCGAACACCAGGAGAGTGAAAACTGTGTTCTTAGCCATGAGGCATGCCATCGACGACATGAAGGCCAGGCAGAAGTGCATGGATATCATGAGGGAATTATTCCGGCAATACATGACGGTACTCATCCAGGAAAAGGTCAGGATCGAGCAGCAGCATATATACCTCGACTCCAGAATCTCATTCAACGAGATACAACAGTACTTCTTCTCGGGATGCGCATGTGCGTTTTTCCAGGTGGCCACACAAGTCTACACCGACCTGCGGTTCCGACAGGACGAATGGTCTGGAGAGGTTTTTTAAACACTGAAAAAAAAAACAGCTGAAAAATGATCACCGAACAACAAGCCATAGAGGAGAGACAGAAATACGTCATGGCGTTCAACGACACCATGATCAAGATTTGGAAGGAGCAAATTACGCTCCTCGGGGTCATCGACACGGGAAGACTACTCAATTCGCCAGTGGAGATCCGGACGCAAGCCGACGGAAAATTCTCTGAGGTGCAGCTGTCACAGGCTTTTCTCGAGTACGGTCTGTGGCAGGACTATGGCACCGGAAAGGAAGTAGCCAGAGGCAACGGAGGTGATATCGGGAGAACCAGGAAACGCAAGAAAAGACCGTGGTTCAGCCGCAAATACTATGCATCAGTGATGAACATCAAGGACTTCATGGCCGAGTCGCTCGGAAGACAATTCCAAGGAATCATCGCGGATGCGCTTGACAGTTCGAAATTCAGATATAACCATAAAACATCATAATTATGACATACGAACAAATAAAGGAGCTCATCGATGCGTTCAGGGCTGAGACGCAGGCCGACTCCATCACTCCAGATACACTTGGGCAGCTCATCCAGAAAATCCTTGATTACGCAAGCGACGAGGGTGTCATCAGAGGTGGATTGCAAGAACTGATAGATACACGTGATGATGCGCTGAATCAGATTGGCACAGCGAAAAGCGAAGCCGAATCGAATATTTCCCTTGCGAAAGAAGAGGCGCTTGATGAGATAAGCGAAGCGATTGAGGGAATCAATATCACATATAGGGTAATCGAATGAAAAAATATTGCAAAATAATATGGCAACGAAAAATATACAACTCACGAACCCGGCAGGTGACGATTTGATGCCGAAGACAAAATTGGAGATGGTCACTATCGACAACCTCCGTGATACTTTATACACGGGATTTGTCGCTGGCAAGTGCTGGCTACCAGCGGGGCTTAGTACAACAAGTCATTTTTCTGCGCATACTGACCTGATTGAGGTCAAGCAAGGTGATGTGATAATTGTTGAGAACTATAGAATATACTCACAAGCAACAGGAGGTGGTCCCTTCTGCACTATGTATCCTACGAATGAAGGTACAGGAGGAACAAGGTATAACTGCAATGATGTGCTTGTGCCTGACCCATCAGTCAGTCTGAAGTACACTTTCACTGTCCCTCAGGATGGATGGATTGGCATCAACATCGGTGTCGAGACTCAATCCTACATTACGGCTTGTAGAATCATCCACCAACAGGTGGAAGAGGGGAATCTGAAAGACAAGATTGATGAGCTTGATGACGGAGTAAAGCGCATTGAAGATTCTCTATACAAGTCTGTTGATGGGAAGCAGGTTGACGTAATCATCTTCATGGGACAGTCTAATATGGCAGGACGTGGAATTGTGACTGACACCCACCCAGAGGATGCTCCGAGTGTACTTGATGGTGCTGGCTATGAGTTCAGGGCCATCACTGACCCAACCAAATTATATCCTATTACTAAGACCCTCGGTGTTGATGAGAATGTGAGTAGTGGAATTAACGATACTGTGCCTAAGACTGGTGGGTGTGTACCTGCATTTGTCAATGCTTACTACTTGGCCACGAAGACACCTGTCATTGCTGTCAGTGCAAGTGAGGGGAATACAAGGTCAAGTGTGTGGATGGCTGGTACTGCTCGACTTAATGATGCTATATCGAGACTTGAATCTTGTGTGACATGGTTAACAGCAAACGGATATGACATTGCTCACAGGTATATGGTGTGGTGCCAGGGTGAGGCTGATGCAGATGCTGGTGTTGATGCAACTTCTTATTCCGCTAATTTTGCGAATATGTTCTCTGAAATGCAATCACATGGCATTGAAAAATGCTTCATGATTCAGATTGGGGAGTATAACGGCTCAACATCAGGCTTAGTGGAAGCTTATCAGCTGATTCAACAGGCTCAGGTGGAGATATGTGACACTACACCTAATGTGGTGATGGTTTCAGATTCATTCAGGCTGTTCAAGGCCAGAGGGTTGATGAAAGACCAATTCCACTACTATCAGGACGGTTACAATATCGTAGGTCTGCAAGCTGGTCATAATGCTGGGCTGAATCGTAATATATCAGGTGATATCGTATATGATTATATCGAAAGCAATAAGGTTCGCCTCACAACGCCTCTTGATAAAAAAATATTGCCGCAAACTGACGCTGAGATTGTTGATGTGGTAGATACAGAGCTCTCCTATACTACACTGGTCAACAACAAGTACATCAATAAGAATGGTGTGGAGGTGTCACAGAATGGGCAGACTTATGGCTATGGTGAGATTGGTGATGTCAAGAAAGTGAGGGTGAAGTGGACATCTTTTGGCAACGTACAGAATTACTCACTCATCGCTTTTTATGCCTCCGATGACTTCACTCAGACCCCAATCAGTAAGCTTGTCGGAGTGAATGGTGTGACTACTGGCGAGGCGATTGTGGATGTACCTGAAGGTGCAGTGTATTTTGCCTACAGCGTACCAACTAAAGTAACATTGACTGTATATACTTCTGATGCTCTTACTTATGTGAAGGATATGAGGAAGGAGCTGATGAGCCTTGGGCTGGACTACAACCACTTTGATGAGCTGGAACTTGTGGAGCGAGTGGCATCAACATATCTGAGTAGAGGTGGTGGTGTTGTCACTGGTTCTGCATGGAATGCTTATGCCATAAGAGTCTATGCTGTAGTTCCTGGCCAGGTGGTGTATTTCTACCAGCCAACTCCTTGGAATACAGGATTTGCTGTCTATGGCTTCGCCAACAGCTATGCGAGTGGCACACAATGCAAGGCTTATGAAGCTGACATATCTCAAAGTGTGACACCGAAGTATGACGGCTCATTTAAGAGGCTTGTGGTTCCTGATGGATGTCAGTACCTCATAGTCAATGAACTTGCTGCTGTGGGGGAGAAAGCTTTCAGCCATATCAAGGTGTTGGGAACTCCTCGCCATGTGGATTTGCATAAGGTTAAGAACTATAATCCTTGTTTTGATTTGTCAAGTCCTGTGTGGGCTCAGCAGGTTGGTGACCTTGACCAATGGATTAGCGGATTGGGATGTTCTTTCTCTGGTGCTGAGCAGTTGAAATACCCGACAGTGGTGGAAGATAGTAATAGTGTGTTTGTGGAGACTGGAGCAACTCATTATCTTGAATGCCTTTCACAGATGCGTGTTGCACCTGGATGCCGATTCTTCTATATGTATAGCAAGGATTTCAGCAACACTTTCAGAAAGTATAAGACACTGAGGGTTGAGTTTGACCTTCAGATTGACTCGGATGCTGCCATCGCAATCAAGTTCAATAGCTATTGCTATCTGAATGGAAGCACCTCTGGATTGGGTGGTGGTGTCTATGAGCAGACTTTCCAGCCTGGGGTCGTGACTCATGTTGACAGGATTTTCAACTATAGCAACTTACCACTTGAGAACGGATTTATTCAGTTCAATTTAGTCCATTTGAACACAGGTCAATTATCTCATGTTACCTCAGTTAAGATTGCCAACTTGGTGATTACAGATGACATTCAGCAAATCAATACTCCTACTCAGGAAGCTTACAAACCATCTGATTGGCTTGGCAGGAACAGATATTTCAACAAGAGATGCCTATTTATTGGAGATTCCATTTCCACATCAGGAACTTGGATTTGGAAAAATGTCCTGAACTGGAGGTATGGACTGAGGTCGGAAGACAGAAAGTCAAGCTCTGACATGAGTATTGCACCTGCTGAGGGTAGCATAACTATTGCAGCCAGCAATAAAGAGGGTAACTCCCGCTCTGCTTCGTACAGCAGCAAAATGTCTATATGGTATAAATGTGCATATCACAGGATGGACATCTATGACTTTGATGTCATATCTCTTTTCGGAGGCACAAATGATGCTTGGTGGGATGAAACTCTTTATCCTGGTGGTGTCGGTACGGCTAACGACGTGCCATACGTTGATGATGCTTCTACTTTTGCAAACCCAAGCAAATACACTGATGTGTATTCTGACAATCTTACATTCATGCAGTTCTACAAGGGTTGTGTGGAAATGTTGATGAGGGACTTCCCAGACAAGGAACTGATTCTGTCAACTCTGTTCCCGCTCAATTCCAACTATAGACTGGACTATCAAATTGCTGAAGGCAAGACCTGTAGAAGGGATGAGTGGGTGTCATACCTGATATTGCAAGTTGCAAGGAAATACAATCTGAAGTGTAATGCCTGGTATTGGAATATGTACCCACCAGCTGGCTGGAGTGGAAATGTCAATATTGGTGCTATTATCCACCATGATGGCGTGCATCCTTCAGTGGTTGATGGCTACATGATGGCAGACCGGTTTGCAACTGCATTGGGTTGCTGAGCAATCTGTAATATAATATGTAATGAAGAAAATGGACAAATACGACTTTACATCAGTTGAGAATATCCCGGGACTCAACGCCAAGGCGGCATTCATCTCGGACAGCTCCAAGGTGTTCAAGGATGACGTGAACATCACGCCCATCAGGCTTGACAACAACACTAAATACGTGCCATGGGGCGCCGACAACATGATGCCGTTCGACATCCTCGACCTCATCGAGCGTGACGAGACGCTGGCCACTTGCCAGATCTTCAATGCTGAAGTATGCTATGCGTCGGGCCTGAAATACAACACGGAAAAATGCAATGCGAGAGTGCAGAAGGAAATCGACGACTTCTGCCTCACATCACCGCTGCCGGCGTACTTCCTCGGTGTATGCCAGGACTTCAAACACTTCGGATGGTGTGTCTCATTCATCATACTGGACAACGATGGAAAACGAATCGTTCAGATTGGAAGAAAGGAGGCGTGTTACTGCAGATTCACACCGGCTGACGACGATGGCGCAATCAAGTACGTCCTGTACGCCAACTGGCGAAAAAATGTTACGGCGGACAGTGTGGAGAAGATTGAGCTGCTCGATGAGAGCAATCCATGGGGAGACCTCGTGGCCAGAATCAAGGCGAAGACAAAAACCCGCAAGTTCGCAGTTGTCTGCAGAGTGCCCACTCCTGACAGCACTTATTACCCGATACCGCACTACGCGGCCATCTTCCGCGGGAAGTGGTACAACATCAAGCAGCTTATCGGTGTTGCCAAGGAGTCGAAGCTGAAGAACTCGGCGCCATTGAAATATCAGATTGAGGTGTCGCAAAAGTATTGGGAGGGGATTTTCAAAAGGGAGAAAATCACAGATCCCAAGAAAATGCAGGAGAGGGTGGTCAAGGAGAAGCAACAGATCATAGACTTCCTCACCGGGGCAGAGAACAGCGGAAAAGTGCTTTTCTCTACCTTCTACATCTCACCAACTGGCGAAGAGCAGCACGATGTGAAAATCACGAAAATCGACGCAGGAACGGAGGGAGGCGACTGGTCCACCGACATCCAGGAGGCGGTCAACATGATATGCTTCACCATGCGGGTTCACTCCAATCTCGTAGGTTCCGTACCGGGGAAGTCGCAGTCGAATAACAGCGGATCTGACAAGAGGGAGCTCTACACCATCGCACAGTCGCTGCAGAAGCCTTACCGCGACCTGCTCTTCATTCTTCACCGCATGATCATCAGGTTCAACGGATGGAAAGGGGCTTATCCGGAATGCCCACTCATCCAGCTCACCACGCTCGATGAGAATAGAGACGCAAAGACGGTTACGCTCGATGATGAAAAATAAATTACTAAACTCTAAATTAAATGATCACTCCAGAAAACATAAGTGCAACATATGATCACTCCAGAAAACATAAGTGCAACATTGCCTAACATAATCCAAGAAGTAGAGGGCGAGAAGTCATTGTATGAGAAGCTGCAGCCTTACTTGGAAGAGGCAGAACGGTGGGCCAGGAATACGTTCACTGGAGAGGCTGTCTGGCAGCTCATAGAGCAGAGAAGCGACAGCGACACCACGAAGCAGGTTCTGCAGCAGGTCATCATACATGATGCCTTCGCCAGGGCAATCCCTAATCTCGATGTCATACTCACGCCTAACGGATTCGGCATCGTATCCAATTCAAACATAGCACCGGCCTCCAAAGAGAGAGTTGACAGGCTCATCGAATCGCTCTTGGATAACCGGGACGACGACATACACCTGCTGCTGGTCGAGCTGCCAAAGGTGGAGGGGTGGACATTGACAAGCCAGGGAGAATACTTCACGGCTACACTCTTCCCCACGCTCAGCATCACAAAAATATTACCGAGGCCTGACAAATACAAGACAAGGTGGGATTACTACCAATTCCTGCACGAGAAGATGGTCGTCATCGAGAAGGCATTGGCAGATAAGTATGTGTCGCCGGAATTGATTTCAGCGCTGCGCATGGAGCATGTAAACGTAGCAGCCGCTCCTCTACGTAATAATCTCATCAACAGCCTAAAAGCTGTGGAGGTGATGCTCATCAAGAATCCGGAGGAAAAACAGGAGGTATGCCATCAGGAACTGACGATGATTGTTGACACAATCAGGAAATATCCTGCGGTCTTTCCGGAATGGCATTCTTCTGCCACCGCACAGCTGTATGATCCGCCGATATTCGAGAACAAGAAAAAATCCAATGGCTACTGGTTCTGAACTCTCTTTTCAAATACTAAAAAAATGATCATCGACATCAAAGTTCCACAAGGATGGCAGCAGCTTGACGATAAGCAGCTGAGGTTCGTTTTCCGAATTCTCAATCAGAATGTCGGAATATACGAGCTGCAGGCACTCTGCCTGTTCAAATGGGCGAATATGAAGGTCGTCAGAAAAGAGGGAGCGATGTACATCGTGAAGTACAGGAAGCAGGTGTTCGCTTTGTCTGCACTGAAGGTGGCTCAGGTCATCGAATGCATGGGGTGGCTGGCCGACTTTCCGGAAAAGCCTGTGAGGCTGTCAAGGATAAGATGGCATAAGCCGGTGACAGCGGACTTCCAGGGTGTACCGTTCGGCACATTTCTGCAGCTGGACAATCTCTACCAAGGGTATTTGCTCACTAGGCGGAAAGATCTTGCTCTCGAGATGGCGCGGATGCTTTACAATGCCAAGCGTATGCGACATATCTCACCTGAGGAGGAAACCAACGTCATCTACTGGTTTACATCGGTTAAACAGAATTTCGCCAGGATCTTCACCCATTTCTTCAGACAGGCGGAGCAAAGCGAAGGGAGTACCGCGATTTCGTATCAAGCTCTGCAGAAGGCGATGAACACGCAGATCAGGGCGCTCACCGGAGGAGATATCACCAAGGAGAGGCAGGTGCTGGAGATGGACTGCTGGAGAGCGCTCACAGAACTCAATGCCAAGGCGGCCGACCAAGAGGAAATCGAACGGAATGCAAGAAAAAATTCTAAATAAGATATGTCTATGAACACATTCACTACAAAACTGAAGACATGGCTGGACACTGAGCCGGAAAAGCGCGACCTTAAACAAGGGGCGCTGCTTCTGCTGCAGCTGACCAACAATAAGGTGCAATACAACCAGATCATGCGGAATCCGGGCAAATTCGCAGACTTCATCGAATACAAGCTGAAGCGGTATCTTCAATTCCGGATTCAGGAGGTCACCAAGGAAGAGGTTGGTGCCATGGCAAAAAAAGTGGAACTCATCGCGCAGGAACATAAGCTCGACACCGCACAGGCAGAGGGTAAGCAGGCGGAACCGTCTGCGTCTTTGCCGGAGTTCAAGTCGGGAATACGTGTCGATCACGAACGCTTGCCGGCTGAGGTCCAGGCTCTCTATGTCGAGAACGCAGACATCATGAGGCGCATGCGTGAGCTGCATCTGAAGCTCAGAAGCCTGTCTGGAGCAGAGGCTACCTGTCCGGATTCCGACCGCTACCCGTTCCTGAAGGAAATCATTGCGCTCGATAAGAGATATCATGAGAACTGGAGGATTTATGACAGCTACGACGCATCCAGCAACCAGGCAGTAGTAAGCATCACCGATGACTTCCGACAGCAAATCAAGCAGATGTACCGGCAAATCAACTTGCTCGTCGGAAGATACAAGAAAGCACCATCAGAAGAAGTGAAGCTGCAGCTGCTCGACCTCTACAGGAAAATTCCTTCGCCAACGCCGAAATGCACGGCAAACATGATGTCACTCGGCATCCTGCCTCATTAAGTTGTTCACTCAGAAAATCTCAGAAAAAATGACAAAGGAAAGAAAAGAAGCAATCCAAGTGTGGTCAGCCATCGGAATGCTTGTCGTCGGAGCAGCACTCGTCATAGCCGGATTCATCGTCCCGCCAACGGGAGAAGTCTCCGACTCCGTGCTCTGGTTTTTCGGAGAGTGCCTCATCTACGCTGGCAGCATATTCGGCATCTCCATCTACGTCACCGGGAAGATCCACAACATTCGCCGGGAGCTCAACCTCCCCGACGAAGATCTGGAGAAATCCCATGTGGCGACTACTCTCTAGTCTCACATTTCCTAACATAAAAATCCAAGCGATATATGCTACTCACATTGCGAAGAATCAAGATGAAGCCTGGTAAACCATACCAGATCGGCCACCTCTACGTTGATGGCATCTACATGTGCGATACTATCGAGGATATCGACAGAGGACTCACGGCAGACATGCCGCTTCAGCTCATTATGAAAATCAAGGTCAAAAAACAAACCGCCATACCACGCGGGAAATACCGTGTACTGATGAACCGCGTCTCACCTAAGTTCTCGGCGAAGCCTTATTACTGGCAGTTCTGCAGGGGAAAAGTGCCCTACCTGGTTAACGTGCCCGGATTCGAAGGCATACTCATACACATGGGGGCCACGCAGAACAGCTCAGCAGGATGCATCATCGTCGGCATGAACACCGTCGTCGGCCGAGTGACATCATCCCAGGAGTGCTTCGAAAGGCTCTATAAGAAAATGCTCACGGCTAATGACGACATCTGGATTGAAATAATGTAATTCCAAACCCATGAATAAATATCTCTGCGGAGTGCTCCTGGCACTCGTCATCACATCATGCCACTCCAGGAAAAAAAACATCAGAGAAATCAGATCTGCTGACACCCTCAGGGAAGTGGGCGTGTCCGTCATGCAGCGCACTGCGTCGGACTCATCAAGCCACTGGTCGCTGCAACAGCTCTTCAGCAAGCTCTCCATCGACATCGACAGCATCGTCATCATGAGGGAGCTGGAATGTGATCCGGACAAATCCAGTGAGATGCTGTCTGAAGGCTCGGCGTTGCCTGCTGTAGCACACCACGACCATCCAGAGATGGCCATGGAGTGCTCCTACGCCGGCAATCGCCTGGCCGTGGGGGAGGCGGACACTGCGTTTAAAACCGCCTCTATCACACGCCCGCCTCCAGGCAGCTGCTCACCGGGAAAAGCGACTGCTGCTACAAATAAATCCAAGGAGCGAATCGTAATTACCGGACTACGGATCAGTAAGAACAACACCGCCACTTCAGCATCTTCGGCAGAGTCCAAGGACACAGTCTCTGAAGCAGTGGCCGTCGTTACTGGAAAAACAGAAGTAAGGAAGCATGAGAGCAAGGTGGTGGAACAGCGGGAGCCGGTGGTCTCGACATGGATGAAAATACTGTTAGCGGCTGCAGCTGTCGGTGCCGTCATCTGGCTTTTATCGAAGTTTGTTCTTAAGAATAAGGTATAATCATTTTCTTTCCCCACCCAAATTTATGGGCATGGCGAAATCGGATAAGGAGGGGTATGGAGCGCATGGCTGCCATACCCCTCCTGCTTTTACACCTGTCCTCATCCTGCGTCTCCGGATTGCCAGTGGAGGGTATGATTGCCGCCGGGAGTGTGCCTGTACATCAGGGTGGCTTCCCTTGACATCACATCACTCGTACCGAAAGATGATATGTCCGGTCGGTCGCCACTTCCTGATGCAACCACTGCGTGGCCGGCACACACCCTCGAGGCACCATGCTGTCTGCACCGCCTCCATTCCGTTACGTCCCTCCACTACAGGAGACGGCTTGAAAGCATTATCATACGCTCCACGGCATCCTCCACCTCCGTCCGCTCCCAGGCGTAAAGACAGCCCGGCTCACTCCATTGCATTACACTCGCACTTATCCTCACTCGCCACGTCCATAATCCCACCCTTTATAGACCAGCGGTGTGAACACATTATCTATTGCCCCCGCCCCAAGCCCCTCGGTGTCGAAGGGTCAGTGCTGGAAGCCATGAGCGCGATGCCTGGCTGCCTTCGAAGCGACGGACGGCCGCGGTACTGGAAAGAGAGTGTGCCTATGCACTCTGACACGGCAGCCTTGACATTCAATCACTCGTACCGAAAGATTGCCTGTCTGGCGGCTCACTGTGTCGGAGCACATCCCTACGGGGCGGCACACACTCTTTCCCTTGCTCGGCCCACTTCATTACACTTCGCAACCATCGGCTTCGCTGACGCTGCTCCGCTCCATTACGTGGCGCTCGCAAGGCGTACCTGCTGGCTGTCGCACTTCTGTCGGCAGTCAGACATCGCCATGCTCATGACATTCTTACCGCACTGACACCTTCCGCCACCGAGCCAAACTATTGCCGTGCGTAAGAGGCTTTGGCTGGCACCCAAGCCACTTACCGCACAAGAGGTATCGGACGTGCAAAATGAAGCAAGGCAGTGCCTGCCACACTTCATTTTGACCACGCCCATGATTATCTTACCGCCCGCTCGGGCGGTGGGGCGAATGTCTGCTGACATATTCCGCTCTCAATTTGGCGCTTTTCGCCGACATCAACGCAGGGCGGTCGGGGGGTCAACTCCGTGAAATGAGGAACAAAAATTTTTTTCCTCAGACCTTTTTTGTTAATTTACAGGGATTTGATTTTTTATTTTGCGGAAAATCGCGAAAATATTGTAAAAAAAATGCAAAACATGTTATATAACATATAATTTTGCTTTCAGATATGTAAGCAAAAGCGTAACTTTGCATCAGAAAAAGGAAATAATAACAATTAAACACCGGCGGCAACGGGTAACAGCGGCATAAGAACGATGAAAACCACAGTAAAGCAGATTTTCGACTACATCAGCGGAATGAACCCTACAATCAGCAATGTAAGCAGCCTCGGATGGTTTGTGAGCAACTTCAACAGTCAGGTGGCTGACGGAATCAAGAACGAGGTGGTATCCTCACTCAGCGAGGGCTCATTGGCGTACAAGATTGCCACAACTGCCAAGACCTTCACAGAGAAGCAGCTCTGGGTCATCGCTTACGAGCTCATCAAGAACGAAGATTTCTCACAGAAGGTCGGTGAGTTCTACGCAAGAATCAATAGAAAAGAGATTGCCAAGGCAGAAGCCAGCAAGCAGAAGTTCGCCGCTAACAAGGCGAACTCCCAGTCGGTCCTCGACTACATCAAGGAGAACGGAAGGCTCCTCAAGGATTACTACACCTTTGTTAAGGCAAGCAAGCAGTTCAAGAAAGAGTTCTTCAGCAAGAAATTCACAATGGCAAGTGCAGAGGCTTTCCTCGCAATCTAACTATCTTTACTCATTTTACCTCAATTTTCCTCAATTAACAAACCTAAAAAACAATCATTATGAAAACTATATATTTATCATTCAAAGTAGGACGTGGCGGGCATTTCCACAATCCAGGGCATATTACCTTTTTGGGCGAGTTTGATTTTCAAGAGCTGATTAACCGATGCGGTAACGACCTTATGCTCATCGATACGACATGGGATGAGGAGACATACGAGGAGGTTCCGCTTCCAGAGAACGAGTGGACGATGGTTGACACAGGAAGCAACATTATCCTCGAGGGCAAGTCTGAAATCGAAGCCAAGACTGGTGTCCTCGACTTTGACGGCGATTATGATAAGGCATACACAGTCTCTCTTGATGAGGTGTGGAGAGATGATGATTGGAATGCACTACGCAAAGCGTTCGAAGATGACTGGAGTAAATCCATGTCCCCAGAATTAAGGGCTGCCATCATCGACCACTTTGATGACCTCCAGGAGACGGAAAGTTAACAATTTAACAAATCATAGAATATGAAGAAGAGGAAATTCCCTTTATTTATCATTGACTCCTCCCGAAGCCACGGGAGGGGTCGTGAGACGGACTACATCAGCTGCACATCGGCTGAGTGTCCATTTATCGCAGAAGCCACCCTGCTCAATCCTCAGGAGCTGGAGATTGACGCAGACTGGCTCACCAGGAACGACCTTGCCGTGTTCTCCGACCCACGGGGTCAGGGCATCAGGGCGAAGATCCGTGTGGTTGATTATGACGATAGCAGATGCACAGGCATCCATTCATTGCTCAGACGTGCCATGAAAGAATTCCTTGTGAGGATGGAGACCGTCAGCGTCGATCCGTCCGACATCAAAGACGAGGATGTGGTGTGGTTCTGCGAGACATTGCTCGGGCAGACCTATGAGAACCTCCGTGAGAACCCGTCAGATAGGCAGGCTCAGACGGTGCAGAAAATCCTAACGAAAATCAAGGATGACTATGGAAAATAGATTGAAGATTGGGCAGAGGATAGCCGAACTGAGGAAAGAGGCCGGTCTCTCTCAGCGCGACCTCGCAGAGAGGACTGGATTCAACCCGTCAAACATAGCGCGTATCGAGACTGGACGCTATTCTGTCGGCCTCGACGTTCTGTCGAAGATAGCCTCCGCACTGGGGGCGAGTGTGAAACTCGTGAAAAATGAATCCTGAAGTTTTTTTATAGAAATACAAGTGTAGGATCAAGGGGGGTGTGACAGAGTGAAGTCACACCCCCTTTTAGTCTTTTGCTTGATTTTTCAAAAAATGTATTTTTGCTCATAAAATTATATATTTATGAGCAACAACACAACGACTACTTCTGTTGATTTGACTATCAACGGCCAACAAGCGCAGCAAACATTAGCTCAGCTGCGCCAGAACGCCCTCCAGCTTGAAACTGCCATCGCCAAGGCGGCTGCGGCAGGCAATAAAACAGACCTGAAGCAATTGAGGAAGGACCTTGCTTCGACAAAGAAGCAGATGAAGGAGATAGAGAGTGCGACGCAGCAGGTGGACAGGGTGATGAGGCGATTGG